TTTGGGCTTCAATTGTAGCAGCATTTAACCAGGTTAAGAACTCTCTTGGTGGAAATCAGCAGGCATGGTCTACCTGGGGTGGATGGCTAAAGGAATTCTTCATCGGAGTTTGGGGCGTAATTAAGTCTACGTTCCTTCTGATTGTTGATATTCTAAAGACCGTTCTTAACGTTATTGGTCCAATTATCGAAGCAATCGGTTCTCTAATTTCTGGTATTATCAAGATCTTCAAGGGTCTTACTGACTTCCTTGTTGGTGTATTCACCGGAGACTGGAAGCGTGCTTGGACTGGTATCAAGGAAATCTGGGATGGACTTTGGGATGCCATTATTGGAACGCTATTCAATATTGGTAAGGCTATCTGGAATGCAATTAAGGGAATTGTTGAGGGAGTTATCAACTTCTTCAAGCACCTATTCGACGTTCTTGTTGGTCACTCAATTGTCCCAGATCTTGTTAACCTAGTTATCTCTTGGTTCCGTAAGCTTACTGCACCGATTAATGCTGTGATTAGTGTTCTTCGTGGATACTTCAATGCATTCATCTCTGCTGTACAGAACCTAGGATCAAGAGTTGGATCAGGAATTAGCAGCGTAATTAACTGGTTCAAGAGACTACCAGGAGAAATCAAGGGAGCGCTTTCAAGCGCTGGAAGCTGGCTTTACAACATTGGTAGAGACATTGTTAATGGTCTTGTAAATGGTGTCCGCTCTGTTGGTGGATATCTGAAGAACGCAATTCTAGACCTTATTCCAGGACCAGTTAAGACCATTGTAGCGAATGCTCTTGGTATTAACTCACCTTCACGTGTGTTCATGGAATACGGTAAGTACGTTGTTCAGGGATTCGTTAACGGTATCTCAGGAGAGCACAGAAACCTTTCTAACTCTCTAGACGTATTCAGCCAGCAGCCTAGATTCCAGCAGATGACTGGATCTCCTAGTGCACCTCTTATGGACAAGACTGGTGCAAGCTCTGCACTACAGATCGAAAACTACTATGCAAATGATAATGTTGATCCATGGCGTCAGGCAGAAGATTGGTACTTCTTAGTCACTTCAAGAGGGGGAGTTAGTTAATGACTATCACTACTCTATTTGTTAGTAGTCCAGGAAGTCTAATCACCGGTGACGGCCAGCTTGAATTCAATGGATATCTCCTAGGAGATGACACTAACACTTTCATGACGAGTCTAACTGGATGGGAGGATCTTCCTCCCATCGACTCTTCAAACTCCCTAAGACCTGCTTCTCATGGCGCTTGGGTAGGAAAGAAGTTAGCTGGTGAAAGAGTACTGACTTGGACTGGAAGATTTGCTCCTGAAGATCCTACCACTTGGGCAGATCAAATCTCAGAGCTTCGTGCAGCATTTACCGTTCCTATGGGAACCGAAGAATACTCTATCGTAGTAAGAACTAGAAATGAAACTAGAATGGCTTACGGAACTGTTTCCGCTAGAGCTATCCCAATGGATGCAGCCTATTCCTACTACGGAGCTAATCTTACCATTCAGTTTGAGTGTTCTGATCCTAGAAGATATTCTCTGGGTGAACATTCTGTGTTCATTTCTATGCCAGCAGATACCACCGATGGTTTAGACTATCCATTAGTTTATCCGCTAGACTATGGTGTAGCTATTCTGGTTTCGGACCTTACTGTAACTAACGATGGGGATGCTCAAACTCCTGTGACTCTTAACTTTGTTGGACCTGCAACTAATCCAACTCTGATTAATACGACTACAGGAGATCGACTAGGGTTTGATATTAACCTAGCTGATACTGACACTCTTACCGTAGATACTCGTCTTGGAACCGTTCTTCTTAATGGTAGTGCTGACAGAATCTATACCAGATCAATTACTTCAACGCCTATTCTAGGATTTGCTCTAGACCCAGGAGACAATGAAATGCATGTATTTGCAGACGATTGGGCAACTGGTGCCGGTGTTGAAATTATCTATCGTGATGCCACTTTCTAGGAGGTTATTGTGGCTGTAAAAGTTCTAGCCCTTGCTAGTGGCGTTACTGGTCTAGCAGACCATAGAATGCTTGAAGGAAACTTCGCTGCATCAAATGGTACTACTGTTGTAAGATCTGGACTATTTCCGGGCTCAAGCCCAGCAACTCTATCAACCGTTTCAGCTATGGTTGCAAGAGTAAACTCATTTAGAGCAGTTATTGCTAACGGAGTTTCAAGCACCCTAGGTCCATATCTATTTGTCTCTGACACTACTACTGATATTACCTTTGCCGCTGGTGAAGCTTCAGTAGCACGTGTAGATAGAATTATTGCAAGAGTGTATGACAATGTTAACGACGGTTCTGGATCTACTCAGGCAACTGTAGAATACCTTAAGGGCCAGTCTTCTGGTTCTGCTTCATCTCTTCCAACTAACTCGCTTCTCCTTTGGGAAATGACTGTCCCTGCTGGCGCCTCATCAGGAACTGGTGGTATTAACTTCTCTAACGCAGTTGACAAGAGAGTATGGACTACCGCTGCTGGTGGAATTATTCCTATTGCAAATGCAACTGACATGGCTGCAATGACTGCATATGAGGGAATGGTAATTTATAGAACCGATCTGGACATTCTTTATATTCATGACGGTACTAACTTCAAGGGACGTGGAGTTGCTTCCGTAGCATCTTCTTCAAACCTTTCAAGCATTACTAATCCATATGACGGACAACTAGCCACTACTCGTGACACTGATGCCATTTATTTATACAACGGAACTTCTTGGGTCTCGCCAAAGAATCACTTTAAGCCTGTTGGTAGAATTCACCAGGCAACTGCTCAGTCATCACTAGCCGACAATGCTATCTTTGCGGTTACATTTGACGCAAGTGATATCGATACTCATTCGTTCCATAGCAACTCTACCAACAACTCAAGGGTGACTCCCAACGTTGCTGGCTATTATAAATTCAATGGAGTTATTTGTTTCAGCGCCCAGTCTGACTATGTTGCACTTGATGCATTCTTTAGATTAAACGGTTCAAATAACATTCAGGGAGCGACTCGTATCACTCCTTCTACCACGGCTACTACTGTAGCAATTCCTGTTTCTACAATTCAGAACATGAATGGATCTACTGACTACATTGAGCTTGTGGGTAGACCGGACCGTTCAGGTAACTCAACCTCTGGAACCGCTGTTTCAGCATTCCTTGGAAGCACTCTTGAATGGGAATACCTAGGACCAACTAGCTACTAATCCTTAAGGAGGGTTGATGGTAAGTCCTGTAAATTGGAACAATGTTGATATGCTTACTCCTGGGCTTAAGAACCTAGGAAATCAGATCAATGCTTGGGCACCTGATCGTGATGGAGCTTCAGACGGAGCTATTGGAGACTACGCACATACTCAGGGAAAGTCTGGACATAATCCTGATGACACTTCGCACCACAATGCTGAGTGGGATGGAGACTCAGACAACAAGCCTGAGATTCGTGCTATCGATGTTGATATTGATTTCAGAAACGGATCAAATGCACAGGCACTTGTAGATCATATTGTTGGACTAAAGCCTAGCTCAGTTCTTCGATACGTCATTTATAACCGAAAGATCTATGAGGCAAGTAACGGTTGGCGTGCTCGTGATTACGATGGTTCATCACCACATACTGAGCACATTCATTTCTCTGGTGCCTATTCAGATGCATCAGACGAAAACAGAACCTATAACTATAGACTGGAGGAAATCCCAGTGGCACTTACCGCAGATGACAAGGCTTGGATTGGCCGCGCTATTGAAGAGCATGTTCGTGAAGGTCTAGTGGGAAGCAAGAATTGGCCTGGACGTACTAGAGAGCAGTTTGAAAATGACGTTCAGGAACTTCGTGGTCTGCTTGTTGGTGACGATCGAGATGGAAAGTCTATCGATCCTAATTCTCCAATCGGAAGAATCATCAAGGCAGCAGATAAGATTCTAGCTCCTGCTCCTACCGCTAAGTAAGGTTAATGATGGCACAGTATACTTATCGATTTGCTGACCTGCTTTCTGATTCAGATATTGCAGAGATCGAGCTGTCTGGTGTTAAATTTGATAGACGAATTATCCAGCCCGGAGCATTCTCAGCAAATATTATCGTGACCAACCAAGATATCGCAAATCAGGTTAAGAAGATTGTGCCATCAAAGACTATCGTTCACGTTTATCGTGACGCGGACATTTGGGGGACGTACATCATTTGGTCAGTGCGTGTACAGTCCTCTTCCCGCGCTGGTGTGAACGTATCTATCTCTGGCGCTTCACTAGAGTCTTGGTTTGATCGTAGAATCGTTGACACTGACTTAACCTATTCTCAGGTAGACCAGTTTGATATCGCAAGAGACCTTCTAGCAACTGCTCAGGCAGGTTGGAACCCTCACGCATCCAATGCTCAGCTATCGATCTTTGCTAATACCGATCTTTCAGGTGTAAAGAAAGATAGATCTTACTATCTGTCTGATGCTGCTTCAGTAGGCCAGAGGCTTCAGGAACTAGCGAATACCGATGACGGTTTTGAGTACATGATTAATACATATGAAGATACTACTACTGGTTTTCGTATGAGAGAGATGGTTCTAGCAAACCAGCTTGGAAGTGACGTAAATCTTAACACTTTCAGCTACCCAGGATCGATCCTAAGCTACGAAATCAACTGGGATGCTACCCAGGCGGGCACTGCCTTCTGGACTCGTGGAGATTCGATCCAGGACGATGTTACGGCCGATGCTAGACCACTCATCATCACTTCCCCATGGCTATCAGATGATTGGCTAAACGCAGGATTCCCACATATCGACAAAGTTGTTGACTATTCTTCTGTAACCAATATTGATACTCTAAACAACTATGCTCAGTGGTGGAGAGATAATCATTCTGGATTTGTTTCAATTCCAGCAATTACGATTAACCTTCAGGATACTCCTACTGTGTTCTCACCATCACTTCTTGGATCTAATGCTCAGTTCACGATCTATGATGAGTACTTTGGTTTAGTCGATGGCAAACCAGAATTTTCTCAGGTTTCTAGAATCGTTGGAATGGAAGTAACTCCAAACTCTCGTGGAACTTCTGAAAGCATTAGATTCATTATTGAAGACAAGATTGATCCTACCAACATTTCATAAGGAAAAAGATGGGTACTCCACAATATCCAAGAGATATGGCTAATGAGTGGCAGGGTGTAAAGAAAGATATTCGCTCTCTGTTCTCATCAGCATCATATCGTAGAGCGCTTCAGCAAATGGGAGCTACTGGTCTTAAGGTTTACAAGTACCTTGAAATGCAGGCGGGCTCTTACATCCGATTCAAGTACCCATCAGGAAATGATGGACTGTTCCTTGGTAGATTCTTCTACAATGGAGCTGACGTAGATGGTATTACGTTCTATCAGCCTAATGGAAACTTCTCGTTCCTAAGCTTTGCAAGAGTCAGTGATGGAACTGGATTCACTAGCATCTGGGACCAGAGCGGTAACATTATTCTTTCTGACGATGGAACTTCAAAGAAGGGTCTTGCAAATCCTTGGCTAGAACATACCGTTGTAGATACTGATTATATTGCTGGGCCGCCTACTTCACATCAGACTACCAATACAACCGATACGGCAATTCAGTCAACCTTCTTTCCCGTTCAGCATTCTAACGTAAGAATCTGGTACTATGCTGTTCCTGCATCTGGTTCGCCTGTAGAAGTTAAGCTTAAGAATCTGACGAACGGTACTACCATTTACAGTGCTACTCATTCAACCTCAGGTTACTATGACTCGGGAACCAATTCACTAGGTGATTACAACTTCCATGATGTTCATCAGTTCGACTTTACCATTCGTAGAACTGCCGGAACTGGAACTGTAGCTGCGACTCTAATTGGTTTCTGGGGAGTTCAGTCCTAACAAATAAATAAGGAGGAAGAATGCGAGCTGTCGATTTTGTTCTTGCATTAGATCCTGATATCGTCAACCAGCTTCTTCCTCTTGGAGATTCTATTATCGGAGCAGCAGTAACCTTAGGGACTGCTCTCTTTACATATCTTGTTGGTAGACGCAGATCAAGAGCAGAGGTTGATAACCTTCAGGCAGAAAAGAAAAGCATTGAGGCTGCATCAGGAGTAAACACAGCAGAAGCTGCACAGATTATTTCAGAAGCTGCTGCTTCAACTATCTCTCCTTTACTAGACCGAATCAAGGAACAGAAAGAAGAGATTGTTTTTCTTACCAATGCTAACGTTGACTATAGACATCAGAATGATGCCCTAAGAACTCAAATGGCACGTGTTGCTGCTGAGAATGAACTACTGAGAAGAAAGTTTATACTTCAGGGGGAAGTACCTCCTGAATTACCCGGAACTAATCGTTCCTAGGAGGTAACCTAATGAGTAAGTCTGTAGCTTATTTTAAGCTGCTAGGTGAGAGAGCGGTAGTGGTATTCGCTGCGACTCTCGGTTCTCTTCTTTCTGCTGGTGCGTTTGATCTACTAAACGCTCCGTGGGAGCAGAGCCTATCAGCATCAGGTATGGCAGCACTTCTAGCCATCCTTGCATCAGTTGGTGGTGGAGCAGTAACTAGCTCTAACTCACCTGCAATCACTTCAAAGAGTACTGAAGTTTCTGTAGAAAATCAGTAAACACGAAGAACCCCCTGCCTTTCGGCAGGGGGCTTTTTTTGTCAGTCCTCGTCTTCATAGGAATAGTCGTCGTACTCTTCTTCTCCGCGAATTTCGCTCAGAGTATACCAGTCAGGAACCTCACCAGTCTTGGCACATTCCTCTAGGTATTCAACCATCTTCTCTAGATCCTCTAGGGTGTTGCCAGCAGAGAAAAGCTCTTCCGCTACGTCGTAGTCGAGTCCGAGAACCTTGGCTGCGTATGCATCTACACCTTCAACGTATCCAGCCTTACCCTCGTATTCGCCCCATCCAACAACGCCATGACTGGTGTCAGAAACGAATCGCTCCCAAGGCTTATAGTTGTCATGTGGGGGCATAGGAAAGCCCTCAATAATTGCAGCATGACCAGCGAAGCAGAAAGCAGTCTCGCAGGAATTGACTTCCTCAACCGTTACGGTCTGAACGTGTGGAGTAAACTTGCCATCAGGGTTTACAACCCAAAACCAACTCTCCTGCTGCCAAGTCTGAGGATGTGCCTTGATGTACTCAAGAACACCGCGCAGAAGCGCTACGTTGATTTCAGGGGCCTTCTCTACAGGCTCGTTACCGATGGTCTTCTTGGCGTCAGCCTTGATAACGTCAGTCACAGTCCCAGATCCTTCAGAGCCTTGTTAGCCTGGTTGAGCTTGCTTACCCTAGAACGCAGATCGGAAATCTGCTTCTCAAGCTTGGTGATCTCGTCCTGAACCTTCTGACGAGTCTCGGAAAGGTTGCTCGTAACCTTCTCAAGAGCACCAAGACCAATCCATTCGGCGCTCTCTGCGTGCTGATTATCCTTTTCGAAGACTACCAGAGCAGAAGTTCCCGAGAAATTGAACTGATCGATACGACCAATTCGACCACGAAGCCAGGGCCGACCAGTAGAGTTGTAAGTGACCCGATCGTGCTTTTCCATTTAAACCTCGTTAATTTGATCGTAAAGCCATTTTAGCTGATATGAAACATCCTGCCAGATTCTGCTGATCTGACCTCTGAAGGTAATGTTATCCTGATCTGCACGTTCCTGTAGCCAGTTAACCGCTAGCTCAACTCCTGCTAGAATACCAGCTTCATAAGCGTTTGCGCTATCAGCTTCATACCCAGAAGAGTTAACGATATCATCAATGTTACCTAGCTGCCATGGTAGTGACATATTTCCTCCTAAGGTGTGGGGTGTATCTCTACACCCCACACTATACACCCTAAGAGTTCAGGGCGTCAATGAGCATGTTGTAAGCGAGATCCATGTCACCAACGCCATGCCGACCAGCAAGACGCTTCTTGCAGACACCCTTAGAGCACTCTTCGTCACACTCGTACTTCATGTCAAACTTGCCATCCTCACGGATCACAGCAGGAAAGACAGCAGTATCGGAAGTGGGAAAAGTGTCCTTGAAAAGCTGAACCGCAGCAGCCTCGCCCTCAATGGCGGCGACGAGAACAAACGGGAAATCGTTCTGAACAACCCGCTCAATATCCTCTTCGGTCATGTTGATGGCGCACAGAAGGAAGTGACGATCCTGGTAGGAAACCTCACGCCACTCGCCACCATCGATCGGCTCAACCCAGATACGCCGAGTCTCAAGATCCTCACGAGTAATCATTGCAACCTTATTCTATAGAAGTTTATCGATTAATTTGATTACAGATCAGAAGGAAGGAAGAAGAACCTTTGCGGTAGCCTGGCGGATATCCTGCTCAGCCTTTGCAATTTCCTGCATCATGTCATCGTCGATCAGATGCAGACTCGTAGCCCACTGCGTAACAACAGGCTTGATCATCGCAGAGAAAACCTTGCTCTGCTCTTCGTAGCTCATATCACCATCCATGCGAGCCATGTCAAGCTCAGCCCACATGTTCATGAAGAAGAACACATGACCAATCAGAGTAGAAGGAGTGGTAACCGTTTCGCTGGTAACTGCATTCTTAATATCCATGCCGGGAATGGAGGATTCGAACCCCTAATAACCAAGTCTCAGTTGGCGCATTGAACCTTAATGCTATCAACCCGGGCACTGGCAACCAGGTACCTAGTTGCACTGGCAAGTCTTACTTATAGTGTACCATAACAGCGTGTCCTGTCAAGCCATCAACCTGAAGAACATGCTTAGTACGGTCGTACGAGTACACTGCTGGCATCTTCTGACCCTTGGCGACCTTCTTTGCAGAAGAGCCATTGTGGCGGCGAGGATAACCATAGAGCTTTGCTGGTGGACGATACTTTGCCTTGAGCGGAATGTCAACTGCCATGTTTACTCCCGAAGGTAGTTGGCCATCTCTTCATCACCACGAAGCTCAGCAACCATAGCCAGGTCTTCATTAGTTGCTCCCTGAAGTCGCAGAAGAACCATGCTCATGAAATTGTCGAACTCAGTAACAACGCCCTCATGATTGCCGGGGTTGTTCTCCTTGTAGCCTTCCCAGATAAGGGCTAGGTTAGCAGATGCTGCACTCCAACCCATATCGAAGATGTGCTTTTCATCGCCCGTGAGGCCGATAGGGTATCCGTCAGACATACATGCTCTCCCAGTAAAGTCGCTCGAAGAGCGACGTAGCCTTTGCGATTTGACGAGTAACGAAAGCGTTGAACTTAGCACGCTGAATATCAGTAGGCATTCTAACCTCCGCTGTTCTCTTCGCTTGTGAACCTAGCTTACCACACTCAGCACCCGTGTGCAAGTGTGACTTGATGCACCTGAGTCCTGAAATCTTCTCTTTTCCATCGAGCATACTCAGCTTCATCTAACTTTACCATCATGGAAGAGTTGACATGCTTATAACCTGAATCAACTTCTGCCTTTCCAGCAGCAGGATGCATATGCTCAATAACTACATCATCTAAGTACCGCAGCTTTCCAAGAGCTTCTCCCATATCTTTCCAAGTAACATCGACATTGAGATGGGTAAATCCGGGAGGTCCAAAGAAGCCGAGACATTTAACGATGGAAGAAGAAATAGCAACTTGCGTGGGGATTCGCTCTCCCATGAGTAGATCGTTTCCATAGACATATCCATACCCAAGCTCTCGCAAGTTGTCAAGATATGTGCTATCCCATCCATGAGTTCTTGGACGGTGGTCATCTCCCATGAATCCGAGAGCTTCATAGTCTTCAGCATATCCGCACGAAACCGCATAGTTTAGCGCCTTAACTAAGCCCCTTTCAGGGAACGTAAGTAAATGCTGTTCAGGAATCTTATTCTGATATTCGTGGAATCTTGGATCTTCATACCCTACAATAAAAAGAAGCCCTGAGTTTTCATCTGTAGATGTTTCATACCAAGTATGAAGTAAACCCAGGGCGTTCTCCACTCTGTTTCTTGTAGGGACCAGCGTTAGCAGTCCGTTCATGAGATCACTTTACCGGACAAGCCCCGGAAGCGCAAGCCTCATCGTAGCTATCATCTAAAACGTCCTGAGAGCCCCGTAGAAGCTCGTAAACCTCCTTACCTACCCTCTCGTATGGGGGAAGCACGTATCCACGCTCAGGGAAGATTGTAGACCCCTTTAAGGTGCCAAGGAACGGCAGTAGCGTAGCGGCAAGTTCAGCTTCAGTAATCAGATCTGGATTTAGGTTGATCGTGTACGAGACTGCATTATCCGCCCAAAGACTCTGATACATTTCCTGAACCTTGAGCATGTCATAAAGAGAAATCTCATCTACAGACTCAAGATAAGAAGGATCAATACCAAGCTGCTCAAGCTCCGCAACAAGAGCCTCCTTAGTTGGGATTTCAACAACCATGGTGTAAGGAGTAGAAGGATCTTCCACGATGTTGTAACCCTGCTCAGCATAACGTGCAAGTTGGTTCTTCTGGTTTTCATCCACCGTTGAGAATCTGATACGGCGAATAAAGTACCGAGCATAAACAGGATGGATTCCCTCACTACGGCCAGCGAGCTTAGCAATAGTTCCAGTAGGAGCAACAGTCGTAGTCTTAACGGGTACAGGAATTCGAAGTTCATGCGCGTAGGAAGTAGCAGCATCACGAACCACCTGCTTCATCTGACTTAGGACTAGTTGAATGTCTTTACTACGCCAAGATTCCGAGAACTTGATCTGCTGCTTTGCTACGAAGCCAGCATACCCAAAATGACCAACACCGATCCTGCGGTTACGAAGAACAACACTGCTAGTGCGTTGATCAGTAATATCTCCATACGTTGCACGAATAAGGAATCTGGTGATAAGTAAGTGAGCACGAGAGAGGCCATCGTAATCAACAGATCCATTGCTGCCAACGAAAGCATCAAGATTAACATGACCTAGATTACAATTCTCCCATGGCTCAAGAGCAATCTCACCGCATGGGTTGGTGGCGATAACTCGGTTAGGCTCTCCCTCGTTTGCATAATCAGAGTTCCAGAAACCCGGTTCGCCGTTATTGAGCATTCCGGATACGATAGCTTTGTAAACTCTTCTGGCTCTATCCGCTCTAGGATCTCCGTCGTTAGAAGTCCTTCCCACAAAATCAACGAACTCATCATCAATCTCTACACTGATATTAGTTGACCAGTGGCTTAGACCAGACTCCTTACAACTTAAGAACCAGTCGATCCAAGGATCATCCCAACGCATAATGCTCATACGAGCAGAGCGACGAACATTACCAGAAACTACACAGGTAGCAATAGCGTGATCCATCTCCATAGCGATAGGACCATTCATTTCTGATTCCCATGCAGCTCCAAGCAGATGACCAATGTCCTTAATCATTCTTGCGAATGGGACTGGTCCCGCACTGGTTCCACCAAAGGTCTTGATAAGTTTTCCAGCTGCTCTAATGTTTGAGACATCGAATACAAGCTCTGGGAGATATTGACCAGCACTGGAATCATACTCCGCATTGCTCGGTTGATAAGTTCCAGCTGTGTCGATAACTCGTCTAAGCGCTTCAGTCCAGCCTTCTCGGCTGTCGTCAACTTCATATGCACCAGTCCAACTATTAGTATAATCAGAAGACAGTAATCCAGCCTCTAGAAGATCCTGATAGTTGTCATGCTCAGGAGAGCAAACTACGTGAACTCTTACTAGATTATAGATTGGATACTTCTGACCATTTACATATTCATGGGAATAGTTACTTCCTACTCCCCCACCTTCCATTAACTGGTTGAAGGTGAATGCGAAGTGGTCAGAGAGACTATCTCCCCATCCAGATACGTAGCAGTTAAAGAGAAACTGTCTTCCTTCAACTCCTGACATCCAGAGGTGTCTTCCTGCTGGCAGGACACGGAAGTTGTAAATGAGATTGTAGAGATCTTCTTCTTCTCCTGGGAGAGTTCGTTCTCTAGATACGAGTGAAAGGTTTCCTTTAACGACTCTTCGAACCGTGTCATCCCATGACTCTCTTGTTCCATCTGCCTTCACTCTCTGATAGGTTCTCTCGTAAACGTCTTTCCCCGTCGGTCCCCAATTCGGTTCCTGGGATAACGGGCTGATAAAATTCGGAAGAGTCATCGTCATATGGAACATCCTTCGTATTCATGTAAACAAAATGGAACTGATCTAACTTATATAGTGCGATTCCTGCGCATACCACAAAACCTACTACATGAAAGAAAAAGGCCAGGATGGCAATCGCCACCCAGGCCAATCCCTGCAAAAGAAGTTTGTGGATAGGCTCAAGCCTAACTTCCATCATAAACCTCTGTAATAGCTGCTCTTGCACCTGAATTAGATAGAACTCTTCTGCGGTCCTGGTCAATTCCTCGGTACTGATTAAGGCGATAGGTCAGTTCATTTACCGCCCTGTTTAGCTTCTTACGATCATACGTCTCGTTACCAGGAATCTGATTAAGAGCGTAACGTCTAAATAGTGCTGCCTGAAGTTCAGGCTTCAGCTTCGCATATGCTGCCATGACATCAGAAGAAATCTGGATATCATCGATACCGTCTAGAGATACCGCATCATCTGGGATGTGAGTCTCAGAAACCCTTTCGGGGAAGAATGCAGTCTCTAGAATCTTCTTTACGTCTGATGGTTTGTAAGCATACTGAGCGCTAAGGATCAGGTGCTGAGTTCTAACGTTCTTGCAGTAGGTCTGTGCTACACGCTCTAGAAGCCACTTAGGGTTTCCGCCTTCATGCTTTAGCTTGATGGATGACCCATGACTTAGAACGAATACGCAAAGCTCCTGACGAACATCTTCCCAGTCAATGTCCGGATAGTCCTTGGCTACGTTACGAGCAACCCTATCAATCAGAACCGCTAGGTCATCATAACTAGCCATATAACTTTCCTCCGTCTACAAAGCTACCGGAAGGGTTAGAGAAGACCAGTCTGGGTTGAATGAATCTACCCTGTTCAAATACGTCCAAAACTCCGAAAGCCTTTTGCCAATTCGCAACACCATTTGTGTAGCCAGCCTTTTTAGGGTCCATTGCGTGTCCAACTTCAACACCGTAGCGCCACTTCCATCGACCGTTATATCCGTAACTGTCAGGGATGATCCCCGCACGATGGGTATGACCCATGATGACTGACTTCCCAATTTTAGAAGCGTAATTACTCGCTGATCTTCCTGCAATATCAGAAAGACTGGCATAGTCTCCATGGTGAGTGACCCATCCCGGAGCAATGTCATAATGGTCAGGAAGTCTGACAAAACCAAGTTCGTCAAGGGACATGAGGTTTTCAAGACGTAGACTCCTTAGGCTGGATAAAGCTGGTGCCTTGTTCTTGAGATAAGAGTTAATTCGTTTCTCGTGGTTTCCCATGTGGACGCCAACGAACCCTGAATACCTGCTTCTGAGCTGTAAACCAAGGTTACGCCAGACATCGAATTCATTCTGTAATGTTCCTGCAAACTCTTCAGCAGTTCCCTTATTCCATGTAGCAGGAGCTGTGCAATCAACATTATCCCCAATGAAAATAACTCCAAAAGGGTTAAGGTCAAAGATATAATTAAGGATTGCATTGGCAAACTTCTTATCATGGTGAGGAATCTGTAGATCAGGAACGATCACATAATTCTTAAGTTTCATTATTCTCCATAAGTTCAATCATCATGTCAAGGTAGTGACGGGCCTTCTTCAGGTCTTCAATACCGCCTTTCTCCTTGTACCTGACGACATACTTTACCACATTACCTTGGAGAAAGTCAAGGTTATTCTTGACAATGAATTCTAGTGGCTGGATTGCAAAGTTCTTGTAGTGGTTTCCACCAACCTGAGTATCGAACTCACTCATCAGTCTCTGCACCATCAGGATTCTCTGGCTCGGACTTATACTCACCCATTGGGAATTCGAGTGATAAGAACTCAGCGGTTTCATTAGCCATGTCTTGAGCCTCAAGAACCAGAGTCGCGGCAAGGTGACGAAGCTTTTCAGCACGCTCTTCATATGCAGTTGCCATCTCTAGAAGCCGAAGAGCAGTATCACGGTTCCATGACATCTTCTCTGCTGCATCATCCATCAGGTGACCGAACATCCCATTGGAGTCCATGTCTTCGAACTCAACTTTTCTTGCCATTGATTTTCTCCCTTAAAGCATCTTCACCTTCAGCCATGACGAAACTGTTAACATCATGACCGGACTCCATGAGCACGATTCTAGCACCCCGAACGTCATTCTGTACAGTCTTGGCGAACTTGAGACCTTCCCCATGATCGTCGTTGTCTGCCAGCACAATGACCTTACGGAATCGGAGGATCTTTCCAAAAATCGGTTGCCACGCATTAGCGCCAGGAATACCAATAGCCCTAAAGCCAGCCTGATGAGCCGTGATAGTATCTAGTTCACCTTCGCAGACACAGATAGTGTCTTCGGTATTAGCAAGATCTAGAACGTTGTAGATGGTTGTAGTAGCTCCACTCTCACCAAGGATCTTAGGAGAGGGCTCCGGATTACCCGGAATGCCATCAAAAGGAATAGCCCTGAAACGGATCTGAACGATACCAGTAGGAGTAACATATGGAATGCTAAGCCTACCCTGCATGAAATCGTGGCCGAACTCTAGAAGGGGTTCTTCTACCAGACCTAAGCGAAAATAAGTCGCTGTTTCTTTCGTAATCCCTCGGGCTTTCAGATAGTTTATCGCCAGAATCGAAGGGTCGCTTCCGCTGTGAAGTTCCTTTACGTAGTAATCCGTAGCATTCGCCAGACCATTCTTCATAGAGCTGGATGGCAGATGAATAGTCAACGTTTTCTCTTTCTATAATTAGTTGGATGGGTCCACCACGTACACCACAAGCCATACAGATGAACCCAGACCCATTACTTCTCGCGCTAGCATTCCTATCGTCATGGAATGGACACTTCATGTTTTCCCAGCGAGGACCATCGGGAGCGTCAAAGCTGCCATAGTGCTCAAGAATCTTTGTGTTACTTAGGGTAGAATTACTCTCCATACAGTCTTACCCAACCTTTCAGCTAGATCGGCTGTCCAGCCTGATCCGTAAGTAGTTGACTGTTGAGTTCTGATACAGAGCAGGTGTGTGCAGTCTTGAGCGATCTTAGTGTTGCGTTCTTCGTAGCCTTCTGGCTTCCATCGATTATTCTTTGGCAGATGAATCAATGGATCAATTCTATATCTACTAGCAGCCTCGGCAGCAAGAGAATCAATACCAACAGCTCCGCCAGAGATGATTTGTTCCGGAGCATAGCAAAGAACGAAACCAGAAATAGTTACCTTGGCGATAAGTTCCTGCTGTTGATTTACATTAGTTGACCCTACGACGGCGAGTCGCACGGCTCTTTCTCCTTGTCTTAGGAGGATTCTTTTCTAAGAACCTACCTTCAGGAAACACAAGATCCGCAGGATTGGCCTGAATATAGATCGCTGCATTGATTAGCAGATGATCCTTATCTCTAGCCCCACCAATTACCCTAAGGTTGCAGTTCAAGCAAACAACCCCACGGATCTTGAGAGTCTTATGATTGTGGTCTACACAAAATACCTTATCAGGTAGCTTACATACTGCGCAAACACCGCCTTGAGCTTCAAGCATTGCTTCAAAGTCTTCAAGGGTAATGCCATATAGCCTACGCAGTCTAGCGTCCTTAGCTCGTCGCTTCTTTTCCTCGGGTGTGAGTGGCATAACTCTCCTGTACCTGCTTAAGGACGAGAAGAGCTAGCGGAGCAGAACTTTCATAGTTAGACCACGCCCCACGTCCGGGGTTATCTGAATACCATTCTAGTTGAATGTTGGTTTCCTTCAGCCAGAAGTTAGGCATGTCTTCATCGGTACCCCAAAGATTCCAGTAGAACTCGGGAGTCTCGATTACATCTTCATCCTCAAACAGATTCTGAAGCAGGAACATAGCCAGAACTAGGGAACTGTTCCGATCCAGCGGGACTTCCAACATCTTTTAATCCTTCATCTATAAATTGCTGACGTTCGAGATCGATGCCAAGATTGCAGATAAGACCACCATCCTGCTGCATTCGTCCCGTAGAGTTCTTAACGATACTTAAACCGATCTGACCTTCATTCGGACGGTATAGAGTGATGATCAGACGGAATGGCTTGGTTACCTTACCGAGAATTCCTGACAGAGGAATAGGCTTATCGCCATCCTCATAAAATCCTGAGACATGGTGTAGTACCATGATGTGAGCATTAGTATAACCTGCTAGCTCATGCAGGAAGTCAAGAACTCTGTCATAACGAATATGTTCTCCACCTTCACCACTAGTCTCAACCCAAATGTTCTTCAGGTTGTCAACGATAATCAGATGTGGCCACTCACCCATTACATGAGCAAAAGCTTCAACTTCATCTTGGATATCGTCAAGGTTTGGACCGTTGTTCCAGTTAAACCAGATGTGGCTAGTGTTGTCTTCAAGAATGCTCATCATTCCGGGATGAAGATTGTCAAGTAATCCTTCGGCTTCATCTACCGTGTGATGACTAACTGAAGCAGCGATACGGTTTCCGAGAGTTCGTTTATCGGTGTCAGCAGAGAAGTATAATGTTGGGACTCCAACTTCTCCGAAATCACCATACCCAGAATTCGCTGCGATATAGCTTGCAAGTGCTGACTTTCCTGTTCCAGGTCCGCCAGCAATGAGTGATAGTTGTCCACGTCGAAACTTGGCTCCCATCTTCTCTAGAGATGGAAAAACGGAAGGTAGGGCGTGCCCTACCGATTCCGAATTCCTTAGAGCGAGACTGAGAGTTTGCATAGCAACTCCCTATTTAATTACCGAATAAACTGAGGAGAGCACTGAGTCTGACCGAATGGGGCTGGGCAGAACCAACCCTTGTAAGCCTTACCAGCCTTTGAAGTGCCTTCCTTGTACTTCATGGTACCGTGGTTACAAGTTGGCGCATCAGCAGGGGAACTCTGAGCCTGGGGGTGATTCACCTGAGGCTTTGCAGCAGGCTTCTCTTCCTGAGGGAACTTGAGAAGAACAGCAGCCTTAACCGTAAGCACGGCGCTTAGAAGGTTGTCAAGCTTGCTAACTTCATCTTCACCAGTAGCGGAGAAATCAGCCATTACAGCGTTTAGTTCATCAATGCTTTCAGCACGAACAGTTAGACCAGGGTTACCATAACCCGCTCCAAACGGAAGGAACAGGGTAAGCGGAGCATCGCTCATATTATACCTCTCTTTGCATCACTATGAATTTTTTGGATGCGATAATGGGATTGGATTAGAACCAAGTTCTCTGCAATTAGTTTTAACTGGACACATAGCGCAACCATTCCCAGGATTGGGAATGAATACGTTGTTCTGGATACCAGCATCTAATGCAGTAAATAGTTCCGTTAGATATTCTTCTGAGTATCTGTTTAGTTCTTGCCTTGATAGGGTTACGACCTTGTTGTCCTTGGCGTAGTAATAGCTAGCCTTAACTACAGGCCAACCAAAGATCTTTTCAACAACCAGAACATAGATGGCAAGCTGTAAGTTTGCTGTTTCTCTGTTTCCGGTCTTAAGGTCTCTTACCTCTACCCCATCAGGCAGTAAGAGGATCTGGTCAATAGCTCCCTTGATCGTAATGTCACCGATCGTTGTTTCAAACGGAACCTCAAGAGCAAGGGTGAAGTCATCGATCTCTTTAATAACGAATGGGTTATCTTCAGCAAACTTAACGTAATTACGAAGCTGCTCGATACCTTTTTCACGTCTATTAGCGATGTCATCTGCTGTTGTGGTTTTGAACGCCCGGAGCCACTTACTCAGATCCGGTTGGCGCTGCTTGAAACTCTCAATCTCTCTGTCATACACTAGAGTATACGTCTGACCGATGTCAAATCCAGGGTGCCTACCAGATTCTTCCCACTTTTCTACGGTCTCATGAAAAGCGGTACCTTGAGCTAGCCATGCCGCTGGACGTGGTTCTCTGTCTACCTTGTCAACGTACTCTAGTCTGTAGAGTTCAGAGCAGCTTGAATACTTGAGTAGTTGAGATACTGATCTGTGTGATGCCATAGAAACTCTTCCTGAACATAGTCTAAATCGACTGGTCTGATAGCACCAATTAGAGTAGTACCCTTCTTGAATTGCAGAATCAGATTACCGTTGATGTCAACTGGACGGATGTGGATAGGTGCCTCTTTATCGGCACGAAGCTTACCAAGCTTTACTAGACGCTCAGATCGAACCGCAAAGTCTTCAAAGACCACAGGCTCTAGCTCTGGATCTAGAAGGATCATTACCAGTTCCCAGGCATCCTTGGTGATGCTCTTGTAGGAAAGAAAGATGTTGTCGTCATCTGACTCAAAGATAATACCGGTCATCTTAAACCGGATATCAATGTCAGCTTTCTTTACAACCTTTCGATCCTTCTTAATCCATACACCAAGCTTCTCGGTATCTGGAATGGTAAGAGCAAACTCATTAGGATGAAGGTCAGCTTCTAGTGAGTCCTTTACTGCAATATAATCGTCACAAGACAGTACAGTAAGACTATCAGCAGTAAAAATGAATAGAACTTCATGAAGTCTTACCGCCTTGTCGTCGGCATACTCTAGGGCATTTTGAACTACCCTGTCAAGATCTTTGGCATTTACTTTCATCGGACACCTTTTGGAAGGATGATTGGAGCGGACCCAATCTTCTGCTTCTTTTTGCCTGCTGCTGTGTTACACATCTTGCAGGTATTAGCATTGTCGTAGGGTCGAATCAACAGGTTGTCACCTTCAATCTTGTGGCCGTTGGCACACAGATCTCCAACCTGCTTGCGGACATGAGTTCCCTTGTAGTTCCTAACCCTTTTTGCATCAAACTTCTTTCGTGTCAGCTTACGACACTCGATGCACATTCCACCATCAGGATTAGGATGAATCTTTTTCTTGCAAAGTTTTACCTCAAACTCAGGACGCTCCTTTGGGTCGCTGAAGTTGACTCCACCCCAAACACCATCCATCTCATTGTTCTTGATAGCCAGGTCATAGCACATGTCCTTGACAGGACAGCTAGAGCAGATAGACTTAGCTGTTGCAATCTTTGTGGGGGACTCGCTATACCACATGTCCGGGTCAACTGAACAGGGCGATTTCGTCATGTGCACAGCCTACCACATCGGTCTGACGATTGCAAGACCAACTTAAGGTTTCTGTAGTAATGTACCTACAATAGACGAGTACTCCTGGGCAAGCAAAGCTTGCCTGTCTTCGGTGAAGAAGTTGGGGTTGACAAAAGAACTTAGTAGGACTATACTAAGGCAGCGAAGCTGCCCTATTAATATATAATAATATATAGTATATATTATTATAGTATATATAATATATATATCTACGTATCTTTTCTTTAGTAGATATATTATATAGAGAGAGTTCTAATGAACAAAGACAGGTTAGGTTGGGATGATTACTTTCTTGAGGTTGCTAGCAGTATTGCTGCTAGGGCTGATTGTACTCGCTCTAAAGTTGGTGCTGTTCTTGTTGATTCCAATCACCGGATTGTTGGGACTGGTTATAACGGTGCCCCTTCTGGTATTGTCGGGTGTCTTGAAGGGGGTTGTCCACGTGGGAAGTTATCTTACGAAGAACTCCCATCAGAATCAGACTACGGAAACTGCATCGCCCATCATGCAGAGTTCAACGCTGTCATCTATACCGATCCAGGAAAAAGATCCGGAACAACCATCTATGTAACTAGAAAACCTTGTACTGGTTGTAAAAAACTGCTACTTGCGGAGCATGTAACTCGTGTGGTATGGTTGTCCTCAGATCAGGCAGTATGCCAAGAGACATTATTCGAATAACCGGGAGTTAAGATGCAAGGCATCGCACACTGGCTAGCGGAAAACCCTTACTGGCTTGTCTTCATTCTGGGAGTTGCAGCCGGGTACTTTATTGCAAAGCGCTAAGGAGTAAATATGCCAAGGGCTCCTTCTAGGTGTTCACCTACTTGCCCTAAACCAATCTACAAATATGGGAAGTGTCGTGACCATCAACCTGAAAGAATCCCTTGGGAAACGAAAAGAGATCGTCCTTATCTCTCGACTCCTGAATGGAGTCGCCAACGTCGCAGAGTTCTTTACCGGGATAACACTTATCATGGTGGGTGTCAGCTCCATATCCCTGGGGTTTGTACTACTGTAGCAACTCAGGTTGACCACAAGGTACCGACGTGGTATACTGGTGTTGAGCAGGTTTCAGATGATGAACTTCAGGGAGTATGTAAACCTTGTCATGATCTGAAGTCTTCTTATGAAGGTGTTCAAGCCAAAAAGATAAAGAAAGCTAGAGGCAATGGGACTCTTCGGCGGTAGACCTAAGTGGCAGTCTCTTCCGGCTGATCAGATCGCAGATCAGTTGAAAGATCTTCATGAGCGTGGTAAAGTCAATGACGCCAAGAAGATGATTGAAGACATTCGACGTGGTAAAGTTCCTGGGATTACTCCTAAGGAACAAAAAGAGATGCAAAAGTTTTACAAGCGTGTTACTGAAGGTGAAAAGGGCGTAAAGGCTGCTGCTGCATCTTTACGAGAACTTCGTAAGATGAGTGGTACTGGAAACAGGAACTACAAGAATATTCCTATTGAGCAGCGAGTTCACCCCTCACGCTTGCGTGACATCGAGAAGTCTGGTAGACTCGGGAAGCGAGCTTACTCAGTAAGCGAGATCGCAGCAATTAAACAAAACAACCCTGAAATGTATCAGCGTATGCTTCACGAAGAAGCCAAGAAACAGGGACTGATTTAATTGACCGATACTGGTAAAGGTAAAGATCGAGACAAAACTGGTTATCCTGGTACTGGTCGCAAAAAGATCACACCGCAAAAGGCTGGCAATCCTAAGGTAGAGTCAGATAAGACTGAAAACCCAAACGAACGCAAGCCTTGACAAACGTCAGCTTGGTGTGCTAAGCTAGGCTAGTACAAAACAAACGAAGAGAATTTACCCATCTGAGGCATTGGTAATGAGCAGGCGCCTTCTCAAGATGTGCTCATAGGAGTGGTTGACAACCTCGTTGTTGTCAGGTAGGATGGGTTTCACAACTTAACAACACCAATACCAACCTAGAAATTCTATGTATTACCCTAGACGTTGGTGTTGTTACGTGCTCGCGTGGCGGAATTTGGCAGACGCGCTGGATTTAGGTTCCAGTACCGTAAGGTGTGAGAGTTCAAGTCTCTCCGTGAGTACTAGCGAGTCGGAATTTATCGGTTATCACTGATTAATTGTATCTGTATATATATTCCGATAAATAAAACATACTCGTCAAAGCTAAGAGCCGAATGTTTTCCGTTATCAAAATTCTAACATCAAATTGGATTGGCGTAATGCCTACTCGGAAAACAAACACATGCTCTATTATGCAGTGGTATACAAATGGACTAAGTGCCCAGACTTTCAATCTGGTTTTGTGCGGGTTCGAGCCCCGTCCACTGTACAAAGCAGGAGTAAAACAAGATGTGACGACAAAGCTCTTATGTCAGTAAAGTGCTGACACTCCTGCCAAATCTTCCGTGTCGGATGGTTATCGATTATCAAATAGTTCGAATCTATTATATTCCGCCCAATTGGAATATCGCCATTGGGGCGATAACAAACTCGATGCCAAAACATATACGGAGAAAGTTTATGTGAGCCGATTTAGACTCGGTTCTCTTATGGAAAAAGAGAGATCTGGGTTCGAATCCCAGCAGCCTGACCACTTCAGGCTGTAGCTTAATGGCAGAGCGTTAAAACCCGATTCTTGTTACATGCTCACAGCAGCGTTTTATATCCTAGTGAAGGGTTGTGGACCAGGTGTCCAAGGCACTTAAGAACTACGGCAATACTTCTCAGTACCGAGTTACCGAGAAGGCAGACGATCGACAGGTCGTAAACAATACTGGTGGTTTTGTCTATGAAGTCGATTCCAAGAGCCGACTTGAGCGGTTTCTCATTCTTGGTGTGGACGGAGGGACCTACTACGTCAAGG